AAACAATCCGACTACAATGCTTTCGCTCAATTAGGCGACCTACCATTCGCCAACATCCAAACATCAAATTTCACAGCGGTAAATTTAGTGGCTTATTCAACAAATGGAACGGTTACAGTAACAGACCCAACACCCGAAACAAACAAAGGTTACATAGTTCACGTAGTAGGCGGTACAACCACAATAGGCGGTGTAGATTATACAGCGGGTGCTTTAGTTTACAGATTTTATGATGGGACGGACTGGAGTAGTGTTGAATATGCCAAGAAAAGCGATTTGCTAAAAACAGTAATGTTGCAAAACACAAATTATTCTTTAGTCGATTCTGGTGGCACAACACAAAAAATATTTAATGTTGGTAGCTCAGGTAATGGAAGCTTCCCAATAACAAGCGGAATTACTTATGAGTTTAAATTATTGCTTTTTTTAGAAGGCTTACTTAGTACCACTCAATTATCTTTTGCAATGTTGGGGGACGTTGCAAACACATCAAATGTAAGATATCAATCGTTAAGTGTTTTTGACAATGATACAGGCGAACCAGACTATCAAGGTTTAGTCGACGCACGTGTCGGAATTTCTTTTTCAGACTTATTGATAAACAACACTATCAACAACACAGGGAAAGCAAGTGCAGTAATTGAAGGAACTTTCACAGCAACTGATAATGGATACCTCATTCCTGCAATTAATATAGAACAAATGTCAGGAATTGATACAGTATCAAGAGGAACTTCTTTTACTGTTATTCCAATCGTAACAAGTTCAACAATCGTGTAATTTTAAATTATTTATAAAATGGATTTTATTTATCAAAACGAAGAAAAACTTCTTCAAGACACACCGAATTTACAGCCTATTTTTAGTCCAGAAAACGGATTTAAAACAGGAGTTTGCAAGCTTTATAAATTTAAAGCAATTATTTGTTTAAAAGATTTACACCCGTCAGAAGGTAATTTGTATTTCGGAATGCTTGGAGATTTAGACAAAATTTCAAACATCCAATATGTTGCTATTAGTAACTTAGGAGGCGAAACAAGTGGGCGTAATTCTCAAATGACAAACGGAGAATCATTTGAAAGAACATTGTTAAACTACACATCGTCAAATGACGATTTAAAAGGACGTGTTTTAATCGAAGGAACTTTTAAAAGTGATGGAATTTCATTTTTAATCCCTGCAATTGGATTCGAAAATGTTTTTGGAAGCGAAAGTGTTTTAAAGGGTTCTTACTTCGAAATTTCAGAAATCTAACAAATACCCTCTTTAATTAGAGGGTTATTTTAATACTTAATATCCATTGGCAAAATGCCACTAAACAAACCACAATGAAAGAAATACTAGAACAAATCAACGATTTTAAAATAACATTTTTCAATTTAATGCCTGAATGGTTTAAGGACTTGAAATATGCCGAATACATTTTACACGCTTTTTTCGGTACTGTTATTTATTTTGGATTATCTTTTTTGATCCCCGAAGACTTCGCATTCGCAACGGTAGTAATTATCGCTTTTTTTGTCGAGTTTTTATCCGAGTTTAGAAAAAAAGGTACGGGAAATTTCTTTGATGCAATTGCGACCTTTGCAATTCCTTTTATTATTTTTACAATTAAAAACATACTATAATGGCAGGAGAGCAAAATTTTCCAAACGGTGCAAAAATAGCGAACGTATCAGAAAACACAGACGCAACTAAAATCGCTGTTTTTGGCGACCCAGACGGTAACGGATTACAATTAGTTGGGTATATTGAAAAGAGCAGTTTAGGGGGTTCTGGGAGTTTTTCAGAAGTTGGAACATCTACAACTAATTTTACGGTAACACTACCAACTACACAACCAAGCAACACTTATAAAGTAAGAGTCACACCGACTAATTTATTAACAGCGGTACTGTTTTACGTCGCAAATAAAACAACAACGACATTTGACGTTATATTTGTCACAGGATTAACGGGTACAGTTGCTTTTGATTGGTCAATAATTCCTTAATATTTATAATTAATTAAATTTTTTCAATATGAAAGTAACCACTAAAAGACTTGCAACACAAGAGGAAGAGAGAGCTATTCAGCAAGCAAATGACATCTTAGCAACCGTTAACTTGGAGTTGATCGGAACAAGACCGAAAAGAGACCGATAATGCACAAATACATTCTATACATAGCAACATTCATAATTTTAGCTAATTATTTGTTTTGGAGTCAAATTAATAAGTTGGTCGGTGTTAATTGCTTCGACAAATTACAAGCTACTTTTATAATGTTGCTATGTTTGTTTGTATTTTTGAATTTTAGAAAAATTTGGATTTCATTTTTTTTATTTTCATTATCTTTGAATAATTTGTTTGATGAAATGTTTTTCAATCCTTTGGTTTTTGGTTTAAACGAAATACTTTTCGCAATTTTTATAACAATAATAACAGTAGTCCGATATGCCGTACAAGAACATCCCCGAAGAAATGATTAATTTTTTTTACAAAATTTTCATTCCATCATTTATTGCAATATCTATTAAGGTGGCTACGCAGGTAAAGAAAGAGAAAATGACAATGACTAGAGTAGTATTAAGTTTTATAATCGGAATCGGATGCGCTTATTTCGTTTTCCCGTTCGTAAATAAACATATTGAAAACGCTTATTTACCACTAATAGTAGGTGTTGTATCAATATCGGGAGAAAAGATTGCTGAATATGTGATTTACAAATTTAACATTGACTTTTTCTTACAAGCTTTAGTCGATGCGGTACGTGAAATGATAGTAAAATTAATATCAAAATAATTATGAGTAAAGGACAAAAAATTGCAAATATTGCATTTAATGAAGTGGGACAAAAAGAAAGCCCGAAAAACTCAAATGAAACTATTTACGGCAAATGGTTTGGATTAGATGGCGTAGCTTGGTGCGGTATTTTCGTGTCTTACTGCTATGCTATGGCTGGCTATCAATTGCCTAGAATTGGGTTTCTAAAAGGGTTCGCAGGCTGTCAAACAGCAGTAGCATACTTTCGTAAAATGAAACAAATAGTAACCGATCCGCAAGTAGGCGACATCGTTTTCTTTGATTGGAACGGCGACGGACGACACGACCATACTGGTATTTTTAACGGTTGGAAAGATAAAGAAAACGGAATATTTTTCACGATTGAGGGCAACACTTCATTGATCAACCAAAGCAACGGTGGAGAAGTTATGAGTAGAACTCGAAAAAACCTTAATGTATTATTCGCACGACCTATTTAACCAGCTGTTCGGAAATCCCGAACAGTTCAACTTACAAATAAAATGGAAACGATTAAAAGTTTGATTTTAGATTATTGGAAAAATATTTTAATATTGATTTTGCTTTTTTGTTTGTTTTCTTGCGGTATTAAAAAAGAATCTACCAAGGAAAAAAAAGACATTGAAACAAGTGAAAGAATCGAAATTAAAGAAGTCAGAAAAGGAGACACAGTTACATACATCGTTCCAAATGTAATTTATAAAGATACTGTTATTACAACTGTAAGCCGACAAGGGACGATTCTAAAAACATATTACGATAAACAGGGTAATATATCCAAGAGCGACTGCATAAGCGCTGAAATCGACTTATTACGCCTTGAATTGCGTAATTTAAAAGACAAAAGCAAAATCAAAGAATCGGTAAAAGAAGAAAGTTTTTTAAAAAATCCTTTGATTTGGATAGTTTTAGCTTTAATAATTATTGTTGTTATGAAAAAATAATTATATTTGTACTTTAAGCGCACGCCAGCGTTGTTTAGGAATTTTTCATAAGTTTTGGTTTTGGATTTAGTTTTACCCCGATTGTAATAAGTCGGGGTTTTTTGCGCTTAAAAATAAAATGTTAAATTTTGATTTTACTATTGTGTAATTAAAATATAGATGTATCTTTGAACCATAATTAAAAACAAATAGAAATTATGACAATCCAAGAGAAAATAAACAGAAAAGAGTACAATCTAGTAGCAAGCTACAACAATAGAGAGAGAGTTGGTTATTTTGCGAGCCATAGAATTTATGCCCTAATAACTAGAACTTATAAAACGCAAGGCGAAGTTTTAAAGTCATTATCCAGAAATTAACTAAATCAGGGGTGCGCCTGTAACGCACTTATATTATGATAGATACTTACAACAACGAAAGACCACAAGAGGAAAACGAATGTGCATTTTGTGGCGAACCTTGCGAGGGTAGATACTGCGATAATAATTGCAAAAAAGGTTACGAAAACGATAATTAATTATGGTACAGATAGAAAAAAACAAACTACTTGCGGAATATCTAAACATTGACTTTGATAAGTTGAGTTTTGCTGAAAAAATTGATTGGAGCAAGGATTGGAATAACTTGATGAAAGTTGCTAATAAGTTGAAAGAAGACACAGAAGATAGGAATAATGATTATCCTTTTTGTTTTGTAAAACACCACTTATCTTTTGATATAAACGACTTTTACAACACGTGTTTAAGTTTTATAAAAACAATGGAAAAGTACGACAAACAAAGAAATAATAAATAAATTTTAAAATTATGACTGAACTTTCAAAAAACACACAAGTGCCACAATGCGACAAAACCGCTGTTATATGGCGTAAATTTTTGCCTTTCATTCCTATTATTGGAATACCACTAACAATTATATTTCATCAAGTTTATGGAGATGCGGGGATAGAAAACAATACTATAAATTGGATAACTTCATTTATTCAAGCTATTTCAATATCTATTTTGGTTTGCCGTGATGTTGTTTAACTGATGGCAAACAGCAAAGTATATGAGCAGTAGCGGAGTGAGTAGCACAGCACGTAAGAGGGAAGGCTGGAATTTCAAATGTGCATTGACTTTTCGGTATAACCAAGCCCCGCCCGCTATTGCTTATATATGTTTTTGTAAAATCGTTTTGATATTTTACAACTAATCACTACAAAACCAAATTAAAAACGCCTGAATTATAGAGTTTTAAGCGTTGAAAATTAAAAAAACATAAAATAATGAAAGAAAATAAAGAAGAGTTGATCCGATCAGTTCATGTGTTTTTAGGAGTAATCCTTTATTGTTCAATTATTTTAACAGCTGTAAAACTGTTAATTTATTTTAAATAAAACTTATTTTTACTATTGCGTAATTAAACAAATTATGCTACATTTGAAAAAACTTTAAAACTAAAAATTATGAGTACACAGAACAAACATCATTACAGAAATGTATTTAAATCAGACCACTTAGGAAGCGCAGATTTAGAAGACTTAATTGAACAAAAAAAACCTTTAATATTTACTATTAAAGAAGTTAAACAAGAGTTTGGCGCAAAGGTAGCTGGAAAAAAAGGAGACTTTAATATCGCATATTTTTACGAAAAAATAAAACCTTTAGTTTTAAACGCAACAAATTCAAAGCAAATTAAAGCGTTTGCTGGCGGTAGTCCATTTGTGGAAAATTGGAAAGACATAGTAATTGAATTATACATTGATGAAAATGTAAGGGCGGTTACTGGCGGACTTACTCAGGGCGTTAGAATTAGACCCGTACAGCCAAAATTAGTGAAAAGTAAGCCTGAATTTACAGAAAGTAATTTCGAGAAAGCTAAAGGCGCAAATGCCACCCGTGAACAAATCGAAAAAATTTACAATTTAACTGATGAAGTTTATCAAAAATATCTAACTTATGGAACAGAGGTCTAAAGAATGGTTCAAAGTTCGGGAAGGTAGGTTTACTGCATCCCGAATTAGCGACCTTTTAGGAGTTAAAGGGTTGGGTTTAACAGGAGAAACTTATGCTTTTGAAAAAGCTTGTGAATTAGTTTACGGCGTTGATGAAGAAGAAAGTTTTGAAAGTTACGATATGAAACGAGGCACGGAATTAGAACCTATTGCTTTTCGTAAATTTAAAGATTTAAAAGAATTTGATTTTTTAGACGTTCAAGAAACTTCATTCTTTACTTTTGGAGATAATGCTGGAGCAAGTCCCGATGGATTAGTAGGTCAGGATGCTATCTTAGAAATCAAATGCCCTCGTTCGACTAAGTTTTTTAAATTAGTCGCAAAAGGAATTGAGGTGGTTGATAAGGCTTATTTAGACCAGATGCAAATGCAGATGATGTGTACAAATTCGGTTCGTTGTCATTTTTTCAACTATATTATTTTTAAAGGAAAAGAGATGTGGCACGAAATAATTGTAGAACGTGATGAAGCTCGTATTGATTTGATTAAACGAAGAATTGCAGAAGCTACTGAAATAAGAAATGATTATGTTAAGTATTTGACCGAAAATCAACAATTCTAATGAAAATACAAATCCGAACCAACGTATTAAATGGTAAATTCAAAAGAAACATTAATCACATTGTAGATGCGGTTAAAAGCTTTGAAGGTAAGGATTGTTTATTCACGATTGAAAAGGTAAAAAAAACACGCTCCAATCCTCAAAACAATTTTTATTGGGGCGTAGTTTTACCAATCGTTCAAAATGGCTTAAAAGAAGCTACTGGAGAGTTTAGAACGGCTGAAAACATACACTACAATATTGTTTTAAAAATGTTTGCACCCGAACGTGAAATTATTAATACCGATACAGGCGAATGCATAAGCGAAAAGATTAGTAGTTCTGAAATGACAACCTCTCAATTTATGGATTACATAGTTGATATTCAAAAATGGTCGGCTGAATTTTTAGGAGTTGATATTCCTGATCCGAACGAAAATTTAACTTTAGAATTAAACTGAAAAGCCGACAACAGTAAAAAAAGGTAAGCTAAATAAATACATTTTATAAAATGGCAAAACTACAATCATACGCATTAAGCGTAGCACTTACAAAAATGAAGCATTCAATTATTACTGCAAAAAGCGGTCAAAAATGCTTAGTACTTCCAATTGATGACAACTATCTGACTTTAAAAGACGATGCTGTTTACTTACAAACCGATGTAGTTACAATGGATTCGGAAGACCAAAACGGAAATTACGGTTTTCAAGTTCAAAAACTACCTTCTGAAATTTGGAAAAAATTAGGAGCTGAAAAAGCAAAAGAAATTAGTTTGCCTTATTTAGGTAATTTAAAGATTTTTGTAAAGAAAAGCACCGATGCAGTTGAGCAGTCTGATATTGATATAGAAGATGATTCGCTACCTTTCTAAAATGGTTAAAAAAGCTCTAAAAGTCGGTTATTAATTTAGCCGACTTTTTTTATTAAAAATAAAATGTTAAATTTTAATTTTACTATTGCGTAATTAAAAAGTATGACTATCTTTGCTAAAGAATTTAAAACAAAACTTATGACACCGAAAGAAAAAGCTGAAGAATTTTTGCTAAAATTTCATATTGAAAAAGATGTTATTTTCACAATGTCAAAGGCACAAGCTAAAACTTGTGCAATAATAGCAGTTAATGAAATTATAAAAGCACTTAGAGAAGATTTACCAAAAATTGGACGAGGGAAAGGCTATTGGTATAGCGTTAGAAAAGAAATTGAAAAACTAAATAACAAAACATTATGAATCCACAAACCGACCTAGAAAAATTCCAAGCTCTAAGAATCGAAGCTTTGGAAAAAGAACTTAAAAAACACAAAGATTTTATTACCGAAATGGAAAGCGATTTCAAAAAATTTCGGGATGAAATAAACGAAGAAATTAATTTTTAAAACCAATTTTATGAGCAAATTTAAAAATATGAAAATGCATTTATTCTACGCATTAATGCAATTGCTACTTGAATACCTTGACGATTTAAAACCAACAACAGAACGAATGAAGCAGTTAAAGAGCGATTTAACCGAAATGTGCGAACTTCTTAATGATGAGGTAAGTAACACTTACACGATCCAAAAAAGCACTTATTTTGCGGAATTAACCAATAAAATAAATACGATAATGCGAAAAAGTTTTAACCCAAATATGTAAATTATGCAAAAACACTCAAATAAATTAGAAGAGATAGCAATGAGTTATCTGAATGATGCGGGCAAAAAGCCACACTTCACAAATCGTGAATTTATGAACACGTTGATAATATTTCAGACCGCTTTAATGGACAAATTATACGACAATATGGAATACGATAAGATGAGTATTGAAGACCGCTATAAGATGGCTGAAAGTTGCGGAAATGAAATGAGAAAATTGATTCATACATACACTAATTTAGATACTCATCAGGTAGAAAACTTTATTTAAAAACAATAAATAATTATGAAAAAATACGAAGATTTAGAAGTAAAAGTATTAGAGTGGGCGAAAGATAAAGGAATTTTAGATAAAGCCACACCAGTAGCACAAGCCGACAAAACACTTGAAGAAGTCAACGAACTTATAGAGGCTATTTTTTGGCAAAGTAAAGACTGCCAAACTTACAAAAACAATAAAGGAACAACTTGCAATACTAAAGAGGAGATTCAAGACGCATTTGGCGATATTTTAGTAACAATTATTATAGGAGCTAAACTGCAAGGTTTAAATTTAATTGAGTGCCTTGAAAGTGCCTATAATGTGATTTCAAAAAGGAATGGAAAAATGATAAATGGAAAATTTGAAAAAGATGGAAAATAAACACTACGACAATTCAAACGGCTCTATTTATAAATTTTGCGAGGATCAGAAACTTAACTCATATGAATTTGATTTAATTAAAAGAATTGTTCGATGCCGAAAAAAAGGAAAGTTTATTGAAGATTTAGAAAAAACCAAAATATTAATTGATTTATACATAAAAGAAAATGAAGGCAGTATTAGTAACTAAAACAATCGGAGTAGGTAAGTATTCCGAATTAAACAGCGAAGAGATAATATCGGCAATTGCAAGGCATGGTGTTATAAAAGAAGATAATGGAAAGCTAGTAAAATACCTAATGAATAATGCACATTGGTCTCCTTTAGATATGATTAATTTTACATTTGAAATTGAAACAAGTAGGGCTATTGGTAGGCAAATATTAAGGCACTCGTCAATAAAATTTCAAGAACATTCACAAAGGTATTCCAATAAGGTAGAGTTTGAAAGAATAGAGTTAAGAAAAGAACACGATACGAATAGACAGAGTAGTAGTGAGGTGTTTAACCCTGAATTAATCGGTATAGGTGTTAAATCTAATGATTATATTAATTATCATTTAGAACAGACTGAAAGAGTTTATAAATCTTTAATTGAAGCTGGGGTAGCTAAAGAATGCGCAAGGATGATATTGCCTGAATGCACTATTTCTACCTTGTCCGCAAACGGAACATTAAGAAGTTGGTTAAGTTTCTTAAATGTTAGATTAGACCACCACAGCCAAAAGGAAGTGCAAGAAATTGCAAAATTAATCGGGGAACAATTAGAAGTAGAATTGCCAAATGTATTTAACAACATTGATTGGCGCAACGGTATGTTTTTATGAGAAAACAAATAGAAGAAACAGAACATTTCAAAGCAATGGTAAAAAAAACTCCATTCTTGCGAAAAACATATTTATCTCCTGAAAACGTGCGGTATATCAATGAGTTATTAGGTCAAGCTACTAGATTAGGTCGAGATTATTTAGACGATAAGCAAATAAATCCTCGAGATTTAAAGATAATTGATGAGATATTAAAAAAATAATATTATATTTGTAGAGTAAAGTTGGCTTCTCACAACATACCAACGTAAAAAAATTACACAAAATCCTATAAGGAAACCGAAGTGAGAAGCGGTGGAATTATGGGATTTTTGCTTTTAACTAAATAGTTTATCTGTATCTAAAAACAGTTATTATTATGGCAAAATTTGAATTAAAATTTATTGACGCTAACTACAATCACATTTCTATACAATGTGCTGTTTCTGAAGACAATTGTATTTTATTTAGGCTCTCGCAAGGCGAATCTTACAAGCAAATTTTATTAGATAAGTCAACATCTATCAAATTTGCTAAGACTATTCGAACTGAAATTAATAAAATTACAGAAAGTGAGGAGGTGAATAATGGCAACTGATAAAAAATCATTTTTACTTTATTGTGATTTAATTCACACGGTTTCAAAAATGCCAAACGACAAAGCTGGAGAGTTATTTAAGCATATTTTGCAGTATGTTAATGATGAAAACCCGATAACTGATGACTTGATTATCCAATTGACTTTTGAGCCGATTAAACAGTCTTTAAAACGTGATTTGCAAAAATACGAAAACATACGACTTAAGAATATTGAAAACGCTAACAAGCGGTGGAACAAAATAAATGCGACCGCATACGACCGCATGCCAAATGATACCAAAAATGCCGTAAGTGTAAGTGATAGTGTAAGTGTTAATGATAATGTAAATGATATAAAAGAAGATATAGATAGTCGCAAATTAAAATTTGCTCACACACTAAAAGAATTTTCAAATACATATTCTCGCGAAATGTTAAAAGAATTTTACGACTACTGGACTGAAACAAATGACAATGGTAAAAAGTTCAGGCGTGAAATGCAAAGAACGTGGAATTTAAAACTTAGACTTTCAAAATGGCATTCAAACATAAATACTTTTAAAAATGGAAAATCAACAATTACAGCTACAGACGAATTTAAACAAATCGTTACAGCAATTAGAACTGACGGAATCCGCAGATGAAGTGAAAAAATCTTTAGCGATTGTTATGAGCCGTTTAGATATGGATTTCAAAGACATAGATTTAACCGCTGTTGATTTAATAGACGAATTTAAGTTTATGAATTTAAAAGACATTAGAGAAGCTTTAAGAAATGGTAGTTTAGCTAAATACGGAATTACTTACAAACTAAACACACAAGTTATTTGCTTTTGGATTCGAGAATATTTAAAATCTAAAAAATCAAAACTACTATGAGCTGGAAAGACCACAAATCAATTGAAAGGATTTTCAATACTTTCAAACGAAATAATAAAGTAATTTATCAACAAGACGTTGACGCTTTGAAACACTTAAAAGAAAGTATTGAATTATCCGAAAGGCAAATGGCTCACGATAACAAACTGTTTTTAAAGTTAATGATCGTAGTTTTAAAAATCAATTTAGAATATTACGGAAACATTAAAAAAGCAATTAAAGAAACTTCTGTATTTTTACGTTTGCCAGTCGAGCATCATATCCAAGTACTTCAAAAATCGTTGAACATTCACGAGGATTTAGAATTTTTTAAAAGTTTAGGAATTGAAACCGATAATATTTTAAAAGATGAAAC